CAATAATGCTGCCGGAGACAGGCTGAACGCAGAACGTGATGCAGCAGAGAAGAGGTTGGCAGCGAATAAATCTGAAGGTGAGCGAAGGTTAGCAGAGCAAAAAGCACAACGGCAAAAGGAAGCAGATGAGAGAGCAGCATTTGATGAGAGAGCAGCACAACGGGCAATAGAACGGGAGAAGATACGAATCACCGCAGAACGTGAAATACAAGAGCAGCGTAAGGCAGAAAGAGATGCAAAAATCGAAGAGGCAGAAGAGTCAAGGTCGAAGTTTGCACAGAACGGACAGGCTCAACTTATTGAGGTTAGCAATGGAGTAATCGATGCAGCACAAAATCAGTTTGCAGTAACAAGTGAAATCTTTAGCAAATATCAAGAGTTGTATTCTGCGGATGCAGAGGCATATCAAGAACTGCAAGATGCAAAGTACAATGCAGCACAAGCCGGATTGAATCTACTTGCAGCAATTGCCGGAGACAATGAAAAACTTGCCAACCTAATCTATGGTGTGCAGAAGGCATTGGAGATTGGAAAGATTATATCATCTACTGCATCTTCTATCGCACAAGTAACTGCCGGAGTGTTCGCAGTTCCAACCGTTCTTCCGCCAGGTGTTCCGAATCCGGCATTTCTTCGGGCAGCAGCAGTAGGAGCGAAGAAGATTGCAACATTGAAGATAGGTGCAGGGATAGGCATTGCATCTATCGCAGCAACATCGATAGCAAAGTTCAAAGGTGGTAGCGGAAGCGTTGGCGGTGGTGGTGGAGGTATTGAAGGTGGTGGTGTAGGTGGTGCTGCTCCCATTGCTCCACAAGTTGCATCGCCACAACTTGGCACTACGCAACTTGCACAAGCAACTATCAACCAATTGCAGAACGCAAATACGAGGGCATACGTTGTTGAAAGTGACATCACCGGAGCGCAGTCAAGAGTGACGAGATTGAACAGGGCAGCAAGATTAGGTTAAATCTAAACGTAAACGCTAATTATGGGCATGAGTGAACTTCCTGTTTTTGAACTTCTCATAAGTGATGACCTTGATTCAGACCTTGAAGTCAACATGGTTTCATTCGTGGATAAACCTGCAATTGAAAAGAATTTCCTTGCGTTCAATGAGCATCTATGTTTCGCAATCGAAAGCGAAGAGCAACGAATCGTAAGCGGAGCATTGATACTTGCGGACACGAAGATATTCCGTAGGGATGCAGATGGTGGGGAATACTATGTAACCTTCCCGAAAGAGACCATTAAGAAGTTGGTGCTTAAATTCTTTAAGAAGGGATTTCAAACAAATGTAAACATTATGCATACGCAGGGAGCGATAATGCAAGGTGTCACGATGTTTGAGAGTTGGATAATCGATAAGGAACGTGGTATCATGACCATGAAGGGTTTTGAGAATGTAACGGATGGTTCATGGTTCGGCTCTTTCAAGGTAGAGAATGACGAGGTGTGGGAGATGATTAAGAGTGGCGAAGTGAAAGGATTCAGCGTAGAGGGAATGTTCAACTATTCGGTATCGAAAGATGAGATGTTGATGCAACAAGTGTATGAAATATTAAACAAGGTTAACTAATATGAAACAAGTATTATTCGTAGTGTTTATGGGCATGGCATTCTCTTTGAATGCTCAAGATTCTTCAAAGGTCACACAAAAGAAAAGACCTATCGACAAAGTTAAAATTTGGAAGGATGGCAAGATGTACGATGCAGACGATATCAATGTCGTTTGTGTCTATGATAATTTCGAGTCGATGGCAAGATTGTACTATGAGTTGAGGGATAGCGTAGGTACTATCGTTGCCAATGGCAATCTCCCAATCGTTGGGAAAGACTACGAGGACTATTCCGAAAAACCTAACCATCCGGATCGTGCCGTACTGCTTACGATGAAGTATTTAAACATTCAGACAAGGGCAGCACGACAAGCGATTCAGCAGAAAGCAGCAGCAGCAAAAGTATCAACCAATTAAATCAAATATGAATATGTCAGACTTTTTGAAAATCAACACAAGGGACTTGGTTAAAGGTGCGGTAGTTGCAATCCTTGCAGTCATCACATCTGGACTTGTAACCATCCTTGAGAGCGGTGCAATGCCAACACTTGCACAACTCAAAGGTATCGGAATGGTAGCGTTGACTGCCGGGGTTTCCTACTTGCTCAAAAACTTCCTTACCAATTCAGCAGACGAGGTATTGAAAAAAGAGCCTGTTGCCTAAATGGTAATGTGTAACATGGTTAACTAATTAAAAAAAAATGTATGAGTCCTAAAGAAGCATTAGATAAAATTAAATCACTCTTTGCAGAGGATGTCCCTGCTGCTCCTGTCCCTCCCGTTGAGGAGAAGATGGAAGCCAAAGAGTACACTCTTGAAGGTGGAACGAAGGTCTTGATTACCGAACTTGAGCCGGGTGGAATGGTAACCGTTGTCGCTGAAGATGGTAGCATCTCTGCTGCACCCGTTGGTGACCATAAACTTGTAGATGGTACGGTAATCACCGTTGACGAACTTGGTGTTATCACAGGCATTGTTGTGCCTTCCGTAGAGCCTGTTGTCGCTCCTGAAGTTGCAGAGATGCAGCAGAAGGTAGCACAATTGCAAGAGGTCGTTAAGGTGCTTGAGAGTGCAGTAAAATTGCAAGAGCAAAGCATCGCATCAACACAAGGTAAGGTGAAAGCAATGGCAGAAATCTTCACGGCAATGGTAGAGATTCCATCGGCTAACGAAACACAAAAAGTAAAGAACAATTTTGATTCACATTTGAAACTTACAAGGGAGCAAAAAATCACAAACTTCCTTGCATTCGCTAAAACCCTTAAAAATAAATAAACATGAGTTTTTCATTAGGAACACTTGTTGGCTACGTTGAAGAGAACGAGCAACTACTTGTTAGTGCATCCGTGCTGGGACCGAAGACCGCACAACTGATTCAGTCTCTTGGAACAGTAATGGTCGGGGTGAAATCGGCAGAGACCATCAACGTAATGTCAACCGATGCGAATTTCCAAGCCGATGGTTGTGGATATACTGCAAGTGGTAGTACATCTATCACACAGCGTACCGTTACCGTTGGCAAGATGAAAGTCACCGAAAGTATCTGCCCGAAATCGCTTGAGGCATACTACTTGCAGAAGGCACTCCCTGCCGGAAGTTCATACGACACCGTGGCATTCGCAGAGCAATGGACTTCATTGAAGAGTGAGAAGATTGCTTCTCAACTTGAGGCTGCAATTTGGAAAGGTGATACTACCTCCGGCAATGCAAACCTTAACAAGTTTGATGGCTTGATTGAATTGATTAAAGATGCCGGTGCATCTATCGTGAATGCCAATAGCGTTGCTTTCTATGGTAGCGTTGAAACTGCTATCAGCAATTCAACCGTTGTAGCGGTATTTGATGCGGTGTACAAAGCAATCCCTGCCGAAATCATTGATGCAGCCGATCTCAAAATTTTCTGCGGTATGGATGTGTTCCGTACTTACACGATCAAGTTGAAGAACGATGACTTGTTCCATTATCAGACTCAAGCATCACCAGGAGCATCCTTCTTCTTGCCCGGTACTGCAATCGAAGTCGTAGGTACTCCCGGTCTGAATGGTACAAACAAAATCTACGCAATGCGTGTATCTAACTTGTACCTCGGTACCGACATTCTTGATGAAGCAGAAAGCAGATTCAAAGTATGGTACTCACAGGATAACGATGAGGTTCGATACATGAGTTCCTTTAAACTCGGTATAAACTTCGCATTCCCTACCGAAATCGTGAAATTCGAGGTATAACGAAAAAGGAGGGAGGTAAAAACTCCCTCTTATTTTTCACACTTAAAATAAATACAAATGAGTTGTGCGTTAACGAGCGGATATACGTTCGACTGCAAGGACAACATAGGCGGTTTGAAATCAGTTTGGTTCATCGGTTACAACGATGTCGCATCCGTAACTGAAGCCTCCGGAGTTATCACCGCAATCACGAAAGATGCCGGGAAAGTATTTTACAAATATCAGTTGGTTCGTAATACTGCATCCTTCACGGAGAACATTGCAGGGAGCATCGAAAATGGTACGGTTGTCTTCAATCAAGAACTACTGATTGTCA